CACTTGACCATTGATAATAAGGATGTAGTTCACCATTATCTAAGAGACGTTGTGAAACGTGTACGTCAGAATGACTGTAAATTATGTAACCGCTAGTAATAGCATCAAAAATTGGAATACATTTTTTTATAGTACTAGGAGTTTTTAAATCTTGCCCTATTCTTTTTTTTTCACCGTCTTTGTATGAAAGGGTGTTTTTGTACCACTCTGGTATATGTTTACTTGCAGGGGTAGGGTAGTATTCTTTAGGAATAGGAATACGATTTATAAAAACAATGTTTTTCATGATCAAAACCTTACTATAAAATAGGGGTTTATGTCAAAAAGTTATACTTTGGGAACCCAATTTACAACAGACTCATCCCACACATACTCGGTTTCATTGGGAGTAGTATCATACTTATTAGGATCTTCTAACCACCACTTTCCCTCTTCCATTTCAGTATCTGATTCTACATCTATAACTGGGTAAGGCACGGGAGCAATCCATTGAAAAAACTCGTCTAATATCCAAGAAGGATAAGGTTTGGGTAAAGTAAATACTGCACCATCCCATGAAGCCCCTACTTGAGCATTAACACTGTCTCCCAATATAATTTCATCACCATTGTATTTATTTTTTAATTCTTCTAAATACTCAGAAGTTGGGTCTAGTAAAACTACGGTTTGAACAACAATTCCGTTTAGAATTATAGCGTAACTTTGTTCTTCCATAAATTTCTCCTTTTTTTATTTTCCGTACACAAGAACTCTGCCACTGCCGCCAGCACCAGCACCGCCACCGCCAACAGTATGACCACCGCCACCGCCACCGCCGCCACCCGAAGTACCTGCTTGGCCAGAACCACCTCCATTTCGAGTTGAGCAGTTATAATAACAAGTATTTGTACCGCCACCGCCACCGCCATTGCCACCGCCGCCTGCACCGCCAGCACCGCCGCCGCCACCGCTATTACCAAGTGTAAAATTTTGTGTTGCGTAATCTCCGCCACCGCCACCGCCACCGCCAAATTGAATAGTTCCAATTTGATTTATTCCAGTAAAGACCACGGTGCCACCAGCATTGCCAGCCTGACCTGGAACGCCATTAAATCCACTAGCCCATCCTGGAGTTCTACCAACCCCGCCATTACCACCAGTTCCTGCTGCATTACCAGCAATTTTAGTTGAAGCATTACCAGTGCCATTACCGCTAGTTAAAAGGCTTCCAAAAGAAGTAGCACCACCAGCACCACCAATAGTTACTGAGAAAGAATCCCCAGCAGTAACTGATTGATCTTTAAATCCGTATATAGCACCGCCAGCACCGCCTTTACCGCCACCGCTACCGCTACCAGCGTTACCTGCAGTTCCTCCGTTTACAACTACAACAGCAAGTTTAACTTTACCAGTAGGAACTGTAAAGGTAGTTGATGAGTTGTAAGTATTAAGCAATTCGTATATTGGTTGAGGAACAGTGTAAGAAGCCGAAGCATTTGATGCTGGACCCTCTAACCCATCTACGTTTTTTGGAGTTGCAGTAAACGTATATGTACTTAGTTCATCAATTCCATTATTTACTAAACTTGTTAAATTTACAGGGCTTGTTCCAGTTACGTTTGCACCACCTGGACTTGCTGTAATTTTGACGGTAGTTGTTGTGCCACCAGTAGCAGCAGCCACAACAGTAGCAGTTGGAATAGTTCCACTTTCGCTTGACATAGTTATTGATACAGGTTTGTCTGGAATATCTGCTATTTTTGTAGCAGCAGCGGATGCGTCGTTGTACTTCTTACCAGTTAAATTAGAGTCGCTGGCCTTACGTATTGCCATTAGGAGATCTGACTTCCGTATGCTGAGAATGACATAGTTGCAGTTGATCCATAGACACGAATACGATCACCAGCAGCAAGAGTTAATCCTACAGTTAGGATAACTGAGTCTGAGGCTGCAACTGTTGCGCCATAGACAATCCAATGCTTTGCAGTTGCGCTTGAACTAGCGTCTGCAGAAGGCTGAACAGCAATGCGATAAGTTGCAGAGGATCCTGCTTGGTTTGCAATTACTAATGAGGAAACAATTGTCTCAACACCTGTTGATGTATATAGGGTTCCTTCGGTAGTAGCACCAAGTGTTGCTGTGTCTACTTGACCTAAAATTTTATATGCTGTTGCCATGTGACTCCTTAAATAAGGTACTTATAAGGTACCTAAGTAACACTTATTTGTACTGGTAAACAGGTAAAGGTTAATTGGTACATGCTGGTTATGTGGGCTAAAGTGTTCCCATGAATTTGGTGCATACATCAGTATCTCAAGGGGGCAAATTAGCGCCCCTAATTCTACCCCACTCAACTACCTCTGGTATGGGCTTAATGAACCCATCAATTTTTGTTGATGATGATGGGGATATTCTCGTAAATATTAGGCATGTAAATTACACCCTCTATCACTCCGAAAAAGATCAAAGATTTTTTAGTCCTTGGGGACCACTCTCCTATCTACATCCTGAAAAAGATCAACGGCTAGTTACGACCAACTATCTAGGTCGTCTTGATAAAAATTATAATTTGATAAATTTTACTGAAGTTGATTACTCTAAATTTAATGTACCTCCTATCTGGGAGTTTGTTGGTGAAGAGGATGTCCGCATTACTCAGTGGGATGGTAACTACTACCTGATCGGGGTACGGCGTGATACCACGCCCAATGGGCAAGGTCGCATGGAGTACTCTAAAATTGAATTAGATAAAAAGAATTGGACAGCCAAAGAAGTTCAACGAGTTCGTATCCCGCCTCCTGTAGATGTTACGTCCTACTGTGAAAAGAATTGGATGCCGATTCTTGACAAACCTTATCATTTTGTTAAGTGGGCTATGCCTACCGAAATTGTTTGGGCTAATCCTGATAAGTCTGAATGTAAGCAGGTACTAGTAAAAGAAACTCCACCAATTTCTCCTGATCAACGTGGTGGTACAAATGTAATTGCTTGGGGCGATTACTATATTGCTTTTACTCATGAAGTAAAATTATGGAAAAATTATTTAAATCAAAAGGACTCTATTTACAGACATCGAATGATTGTATGGGACAAAGAATTTAACTTTGTTGGTATTACCTCTTCCTTTTCATTTTTAGATACGCCTATTGAATTCTGTGTAGGTGCTGCAATCATAAAGAAGAATTTGGTTTTAACTTTCGGTGTACAAGATAATTGCGCCTTTGTTCTTGAGGTCCCTAAGAAGGTTGTCAACGGAATGATTACGGAGGCTATGTCTTATGGACGTTAAAGAGTTGACTTTAAAACTGGCTGAGAATCCAGTTGATGTTGAGAATAATTTTAATCTTGCTATCGCCTACGAAGAACAACTGCAATACGCATCGGCTGCTGGATTTTATTTAAGGGCTGCTGAGTATGGGTATAAAACACACCCTCTAATTACCTACACCTCTCTGTTAAAGATGGCGTTGTGTTGGGGTGCTCAAGGAGATAGAAATCGAACCATATACAACAACATCATGCAGGCTATTACTTATCTACCAAATAGACCAGAGGCATACTTTTTGCTCTGTAGAATTAAAGAACGAAATAAGGAGTACCAAGAGTGCTATACCTATGCTGAACTAGGTCTGTTGTTTGCTACTACTACCTATAATCAGCCACTGCCAGGGTATGTTGAATACAACGGCTCATACTGTTTACTATTTGAGAAGGCTGTTGCTGGTTGGTGGATTGGGCGTAGAGATGAGAGTAAGATTCTGTTTGAACATCTGTTAGATAATTATGAGATGTCTCAAGAGTATGTGAATGGATGTCTTAACAATATGAAGTTGTTCAACTAATGTTTCCTAATTGGTTTAAAGATGTAGAGAAGTACTTCAGACATGTGCCAAGTGTTCCACTTCGTGCACTGCAGATCGGCACCTACACAGGAGACGCCACGCAGTGGCTCCTTAATAATCGAGAGATCGAATATCTAGATGATGTGGATACGTGGGAGGGTAGCGAAGAAGTCGCCCATGAATCTTTGGATTTTGTTTCAGTAGAGGCTTACTACGATTCAAGATTCCCAAAGGATGGAAGAATCTTAAAGCACAAGATGACCAGTGATGAGTTCTTCTTAAAGGGCGCTAGTTCATATAACTTCATATACATAGATGGCGACCACACCGCTCTGCAGACCGCTATAGATGGCTTGAATGGCTTTAGGCACCTGGAATCAGGTGGGGTGATGGCATTTGATGACTACCTCTGGAATTATGGCGGAGGAGAGTACAGAGAGCCTAAGAGGGGCGTGGATTGCGTTCTTAACCTCTGTAAGGGCGAGTACACAATGATTGAGTCTGGTTATCAGGTATGGATTGAGAAGTGCTAGATAACGCCTGCTTTGAGGTCTTTCATACTGATACTGGAAATGAATTAAGGAACAAATCTTACGAAGGCATTTTAAAATCTATGTCATTCTTGCCTCGTCTTGGTTCTGAGACCGTGTATTTAAATACAACCGAAAAAGCAACAGAGTTCTTAAGTAAGAAACCTGAATTTAAAGTAAACACTGTTACCGACTTCTGTAAGCCAGGAGAGACCTTCCCACCAAGTTCTGGAGTTGTAGGAGTTTGGGCAAGTAATTACTTGGCGTATAAAAAGTTTTTAGAATCTAAATACGACACATTAATTATTTTTGAAGATGACATAGTAATAAGTAGAAATTTTAAAAATATTGCAAATATTTATATGAGTGAACTTATGCCTGTCTGGGACTTCTTTTCATTTTTTGTTCCTGATGATTCTTTGTTTGCTTACAATCCTTTAGAACACGATGTGTATCAAGACTATATATGTCTTTCATATCAACAGTGGTCGTGTGCAGGATATGCTGTAAGCAGACGTGGTGCAGAAAAAGCAATAAAGGATGTTGAATCTAAAGGAATTAATTGCCCTATAGATTGGTATATTTTTAACTTTAGAATGAAACAAGAAGAAAACCAAATAAAGTTTAATACGTTTACGGTAAAACCGCAGATATATAAACCTATAAAGTTTTTACAAGCAGCAGCGCAGTACAGTCAAATACATAACGGTAGTACAGAACTTTTTTAGTTACATTCCACCTAGCATTAAGACATCAGCAACAGTAGCACTGCCTGATGGCGAAGTGCCTGCAGTTCCCTGTGATCCAATTGTTCCTTGTGTTCCTTGAGTACCAGCACCAGTTGCTCCTTGAGTTCCATCAGTACCTTGTGAACCAAGAGTACCTTGGGTACCTACAGTTCCTTGGGTTCCATCGGTTCCTTGGGTTCCTTGAGATCCAACTGTTCCTTGAACGCCCTGTACTCCTTGAACGCCCTGAGTTCCTTGAGCGCCTGTATCACCCTTGTCACCAACACGAGCAAAGGTTACGTATACATTGTCATTATTAATGACTGACAGAGTTCCTGTTACATGAGCAACTGGGACGTTAAAGTATGCTCCACCACTTTCGTGCGTATGAGCACCAGTAATTTGAAAGAATGCAAAACTGTTTGCGTCTCCAACTTCGGTAAACTTGATAGTTCCTTTAATTCCAGAGGTTGAGTCATCAATTGTTTGTAGTAGTTGTGAAATGTCATTTGAAGCAAAATCAAGGTTGTCTATGTACAACGCAGTTGCACTAGAGATAGTTGCATTATTAAATTTTAAATTTCCACTACCTGGATCAGTATTTTCTGTATTAGTTAAGAAATTATATTCATGAGTTTCTCCACCAAAGTTTCCTGTAGCACCCTGAGTTCCAAGTGTTCCTTGAGTGCCTTGAGTTCCCTGAGTTCCTTGAGATCCTAAAGTACCTTGAGTTCCATCAGTTCCCTGCGTGCCCTGAGTGCCCTGAGTGCCTTGAGTTCCTTGAGTGCCTTGAGTTCCTTGAGTTCCTTGAGTACCTTGAGTTCCATCAGTTCCCTGCGTGCCCTGAGTGCCTTGAGTTCCTTGAGATCCTAAAGTACCTTGAGTTCCCTGAGTTCCCTGAGTTCCATCAGCACCTTGTGCACCAACAGTCCCTTGCAATCCTTGTACACCCTGTACGCCTTGTACGCCTTGTACGCCTTGTACACCTTGTACTCCTTGAGTGCCCTGTACACCTTGTACTCCTTGAACACCTTGAATACCTTGAAGACCACCATATGCAAGAGAGTTCCAAGCAGTTGATCCGTTACCAACTTTAAATTTACCAGTATCTGTCTCTGTTCCTACTTCACCAGCAGCAAGTGTTGGATTATTTGATGTCCATTGCGATGCAGTACCTCTACGAAGTTTGATTGTTACTGACATTAGACTACTCCTCCACCATCATAGGAACTTGTGTATACATCACTGCCACCTGCTTCGTCTCCTCCATCGGCTACACCTGTTACGGTGTCAGAACCATCAACTTCATCCCCACCCTCAACTATATCTGCAGAAACGTTTGTTGTAATTTCAAGCCACTCAACCCCATCAAATACATAGACATTTCTTGCTTCTGTATTGTAATAGATATCTCCAACGTACCTACCTGTAGGTTGAGTTCCTACGGCAAGTACGTTGATAGGTACGAGGGCTCTTTTACTCACGTATTAAGCCTTTACTACGACCCGATAAGTTTCACCTGATTGTGGAGCCACTGCAAATCCGATAGTTACAGCAGATGTAGTTGATGCAATTACATCAGTAACTACCTCGTTATAAGTAGCATCTTGTACAGTTACTAACACATCTCGTGTTCCAAGATTGTGTGTAATTGTGAAAGTTGTTGCTGAATATGGAGATACTGGAGTAATAGTCTCTGCGTGAGTTCCAAGTTGACCAGAGGTACCTTGAGCACCCTCTGTTCCTTGGGCGCCAGTAGTTCCTTGAGCACCAGCAACACCGACAGCACCAGATAGATTTACTGTCCATGAAGCGTATGTTCCAGTACCAACTTTGCTGGTTTTATTAAATGCAAGGGCGCCAGTTCCAGGGTTGTAAGAACTTACAGTACCGTATTGAATGTTAGAGACATCATATGCAACAGTGATGTCTTGACCAACAGAGTAATCAACTGCTAGATCTGTAACCGTAATTGTTTGAGAACCAGAAGTTCCTAATGTAAATGATGTTGTAGAGGTTGTGGAGTACTTATCTCCATCAAGACCAGATGTACCTTGTGCACCAACAGTTCCCTGTGCACCTACTGTGCCTTGAGTACCTTGAGCACCTTCAGTTCCTTGAGAACCTACAGTTCCTTGTGAACCCACTGTGCCTTGAGCACCTACTGTGCCTTGAGCACCTACAGTTCCTTGAGAACCTAACGTACCTTGAGTACCTTGAGTACCATCAGTACCTTGAGAACCAAGAGTACCTTGGGTACCTACAGCACCTTGAGCACCGACTGTTCCCTGTGCACCTACTGTGCCTTGGGCTCCATCAGTACCTTGAGTACCTAGAGTTCCTTGAGTTCCTTGAGAACCAACAGTTCCTTGAACTCCTTGAGCACCTTCAGTTCCTTGTGTGCCTTGAGAACCAACTGCTCCTTGGGCTCCATCAGTTCCTTGGGTTCCTTGAGATCCAACTGTTCCCTGTGTTCCCTGTGCACCTACTGTGCCTTGGGAGCCTAGAGTTCCTTGAGTACCTTGTGCACCTACCGTGCCTTGTGCACCCAGTGTTCCTTGTGTTCCTTGAGAACCAGTAGCACCAGCATCACCAGTACGAGCAAATGTAAATAAAAGTTCATCGTTATTGCTAAAGGTTCCGTTACCAGAAACATAAGCAACGTTAACACTAAACCAATTTGGTGATTCATCTGTAACACCAGAAATTGTATAAAGAGCAAAAGTAGAAATATCATTTTTCTTAGATACTTTTACGTGACCCTTGATTGTAGATGTTGAATCATCAATAGTGGTTAAGAAATTAGAAACATCATAGTTACCATCAGAAGGATTATCATCCAATGCAAAAATGGTTGCTGAGGCTAATGTAGCATTATTAAAACGAGCAAAATTATCGCCTGGGTCTGACATAGTTGTGCTAGTACTGAATGTGTATCCAACTGTAATACCACCAAATGAACCTTCAGCACCTTGTGCTCCAAGAGTACCTTGTACACCCTGTGAACCTACAGTTCCTTGAGTACCTTGTGCACCGTCAGTTCCTTGAGAACCTAATGTTCCTTGAGTTCCATCAGTGCCTTGAGAACCTACTGTTCCTTGCGCTCCTAATGTTCCTTGAGTGCCCTGAGAACCAACAGTTCCTTGTGTACCTTGAGAACCCAGTGTTCCCTGAGTTCCTTGAGAACCAACAGTTCCTTGTGTTCCCTCAGTACCTTGAGTACCAACTGCTCCTTGAGCACCTACTGTGCCTTGAGCACCAACAGTTCCTTGTGCACCTTCGGTGCCTTGAGTACCGACTGCTCCTTGAGAACCTACTGTTCCTTGAGCACCAACAGTTCCTTGAACTCCTTGAGTACCAGCACCAGTTGCTCCTTGAGCACCAGTAGTTCCTTGTGTGCCTGCTGCTTGCCATGCAGAACCGCTCCAAGTGCGTAAGTATCCCAGTACTGTGTCATAATAAATTTGACCAACTGTAGGGTCTGCTGGAGCAGTGGCTAAGTTTTGTATTCTTGCATTTTGTAATTCTAATTTGTTTAAATCAATTGGGGTTAAAAACTTACGGGCCATTTACATTATCTCCTTAAGATAAATACGCTTTTCCTGAAAAGGCTTGAGAGAACGAGACCGTAAGTGAGTTCGAATTCGTGTATGTTATTTCACCTTCATATATTGTACCCCCAGAGTCTACAACTGTAACGTTAGGCTTAAAGCCTAAATTATGAGTTATTACCCAAGAAGCACTAACTGATCCTTGAGTATGTTCATACGCTAATGCCTGTGGCTCTAGTGCACCGCTAGTTGTTCCAAAGTCTTGAGTACCAGAGGGTGTAGTTATTAAGATTACGTCATTTACTACAATTGGAACAGTAGTTCCTGGTCTTACGTACTGACTCATTCTGTTACCTCTTCTGTCTTAAATATCTTTCCTCTGACGTATGTTTGGGTGACTCCGTCTTTAGTTAACTGAACATCATAGTAAGAGGTTCGAGGTAACATACGTGTCTGTGTTCCAGTGAGTGCTAATTTTAGAGTACGAAGTCCTGCTCCGTCTGCTGTACCTACTACTGGAAATGTAATTGTAAAAGTTGTTATAACTCCAGGAATACCTACTCCTAGAATATCTGCTTTTGCGGTATAGGTGTCGACTTCAAAATCAAGAACAATAGTGAACTCGTAGGCATCTCCTTCATAGACAAAGAGGTCCTGAGTAACAATTGATACTGGAGTTTCCACATTGCCATAGGTAGGAGTAGGCAAGTGGACACGGGTAGCGGCTGAGCGGTCGTCGATCTCTTGTGGTTGAAAGATTGGCACGTAGTGATTAGTGGTCTTAGAAATTCTACGGAAACTAAAGACATCAATCTTATAAAGACCAATACCAAGTTGGGAACACAACTCTTTGTACTGTTGTTTTCTAGATTCAATCATCTGCATTAATTGTTGATAACGTTCAGACCTTGGAATTGTTACACCATCTGGAGCAAAGACGTTAATATCAAAAGCAGCATCATTAGCCAATGCATAGAGGGCTAGAGTTGATGCGTAAATAACTACGGGATACTCTTCAAGTGCAGGCATATTCTGCAGACTAACACTGCGACCGTAGGCATCGGTGTGGAAGGCTGAGTGTTCTAAAAACGCTGTGCTTATGTAAGATTGAACTTCGGTTGTTGTAAAGTATCTAAAGTAGTTTCCAGCAACAATTATTGCAGCATCTGCAGCAGGCACCGTATCAAAAACAATATAACCAGTTGCTTCTTCAACCTCTACATCATCAGATACATCTACTCCATTTACGTTACATATTAGATTTAATCCATCTAAAGGGGAGTAAGGAATTAGGTATCGGTTAGTAGTTCCATCAGCGGTAAACTGATAAACAAAAGACTTTGGGATATCGCCAATTTCAGACCGTAATCGATCCGCTAGGCTTGCAATCGTAGCCACATAACCTCCGTTAAAATTCTATGCCAATCATCTCGTGTATTAAGAATTTATTCAGCGCAAAAATAAAAAGGTCCAACTCCCAACTGGGAGGAGGGCGGGAACCAGTTGAGAGTCGGACTACTAGCGACGGCTAGTCTTTAGTTTGGCCGCCAAATGTAACCTAGTTGTTCTAGGTAATCGGCAAGAGATTTTGGAACCCTGTACTTAACACCTGCTTTAAAGGTGTAGGTATTGCCAACTCCATAACTCATATCATCAATGTCGGTGATTGTGCGAATGACAACCATGTCACCTGCAGTTGAAACTCCAACATTCTCGATTTCATCCAGTACTAATGGAGCATCTGGTTTTTTAGGATCAAAGACATCTTTTTCTAGACTCTCTGCCTCAAGTTGAGTAGCGATAGAAATTTCTTCTTTACGCTTTTTTAATGCTTCTGCATTTTTCTTTGCTGCTTGCTCCGCTGCTTTGCCTGTTGCATCAAGCGGACTTGTTTGTGTGTTTGCCACGGTGTTTATTCTCCTAAGTTAGTTAGAGGTGGCTGGGAGCCAAAAAAGGAGTAAGGCTCCCAGACACCAGGGTAAAACAAATTAGTTGGTGTAAACCTTAACAATTGCTTGATCGGTAATTACGCCAAGACCCCAAATTGCATACCAAGCAAGAGCGTGCTCACGACCGAAGTCAAGAACGCCACCATCACGAAGTTCAACTGGAAGAGAGATTGCGTGACCAAATGCGTTGTCACCAATCATGATTGATTCGTAAACTTCAGCACCGTTGCCAGTAGCAGTAGTTAGATAACCTTTTTCTGCTGTGTAATCTGCAGACTCTGGGTTTCCACCACTTCCTGGAGCAGTGTTAGCCTTAACAGGAACCTCAATCTGAGATGCTGGAAGACCAACAGAAGTTGAAGTTGTGTAAGCAGCGTTAACTGCCAACTTCTTAACCTGTGTTGTTTCGATGAATACTACGTCGTATAGACGACCGATTTCACCTAACATGAAGTTACCTGGAGCAGCGTACTTTGTAACTTCGATGAACTCTGGGTTCGAACGAATATCACGGGACTGCTTTGGGTGTACGAACTGTACATATGTCTCGCCTAAACGAGGGATGTTCTTACCAGCAAGGGTAAGAGCAGCATCCTTTACAGCACCAGTTGATAACTTGTAGTTACCATCAAGGTCTGACATTTGTGTTGCTACTGTACCTTCGTTGTACCAGTCATTAACACCTTGTACTGATGAACGGTCATAACCGAACACTGCAGAAGTTGCTGCAGACAGAGTGTTACGTGCTTGTACATCTAGGTATTGCGCCATTTGGCGTCCTAGAAGACGAGATGCTGAAGCCATTACATCATCGAATGATGCATTAAGTAGCAATTCAGAAACAGCAACGGCATAACCGTGTTCTGCTACTGTGATTGCAATTTGCTCTGCAGTAAGTGCATTCGTAGTCATACGAACACCTTCTGTTAGAGGAGTTGGATCTACTGCGAAGTTCTTGTAACGAAGGAAGTTCACACGAAGACCAGGTGCTACACCTAGTTCAGTCTTCTTAACTGCGAATTGTTCGAAACGAAGAATTGGCATTGCCTGGAACAAAATTTCTTTCGACCAGATTGTTTGAATTGCTTGGCTCAGGCTTGTATTTGAGCCTGAGTATGCGGTTGGGGCTCCTGCGAGTTGCCCTGTACCTGTAATTGCACTTGCCATTTAGGTCAAGTCCTTTCCTAGTAGTTGTTTGGGATTAACCGAACAGTCCCTGACCACGATTGCTGGCTGCTGTGCCAAGTAGTTTGGCTCTTTGTTTCGCATAATCCGCCAATGACATTTCCCTGATCGAATCAGGTGAGTACGATTTTTGTTCCGAATCATTATCGAGGGGTCCTGCGGCAGGATTAGTAATTCTAGTTCCTGCCATTTGTTGTCTTGCGCTTTGCATTGCTTGTTGAGCAGATGACAAAATTCGAGCAGATTTTTCTTTCAACATTGCGATGCTCTGCTCTACTTCATCCGCACTGTTGCCGTCAATCAAGTCAATCAATTCAGGAACAATATTGTCCCGCTCTTGTTCAACTCTTTGTTGACGATAATTCATAACTTCTTGGAACTTACGTTCCTGTTCTAATAGAGCAAAGGCACGTTCTCTTTCAAGACGTTCAGCCTCTAGTTGAGCCTGAAATTCTTGCTCCTTCTTTTTTAGGAGGTCTTTAAAAGAAAGTTCAGATTCCTCTTCTTCTTTCTTCTGTGCTTCTTTGCGAACTAACTCTTCAGCATTACGTTGTTCACGTTCTGCTTCTTTAGCGGCTTGTTCTTCACGAGCCTTCTTTAAAGATGAAAGTTCTTCTTTCATCTTTTCCATTTGAGGGTATAACTTTGCTTTCTCTTGTTCACGAGCCTTAGCAATGTCTTCTGCGCTATACACAGAACCTACCTCACTTGGATTTTCTTGTGCTGGTATTGCTGCCAGAATTTCTGGTGACAATAGATCAGCGGTTTCTACTGTATTTTCCATAG